AACGCCAGCTCCATTACCCGTATCTGCACCCGAGCCGGCACCCGATCCGGGGCCCGAGCCGGGGCCCGAACCAGCCGTCGCCGAGCCGGGACCCGCGACTGTTCCAGATCAGGAGGAGGAGGAGGATGAAACAAGAGACATTCCACAAAAACCAGATCTCTTTCCGGATGCACCCGAAGAAAAAAATACCATGATAGAACAAGATGCTTGATACATACATGAAGAATCCTCTCAGTGCAGCAACATTTGCTGCCATCATTACAATGTTCGTCGTGTACTTTACAAAAGGCACTAAAGAAGTTTCCAACTCAGCATACACCAAACCCGCCCTTTTTGTCGCTGTTCTAGTCTATTTCATAGTCTATTCCGGTAACGGAAAATACGAAACCATCTCTAAAGAACCATTCTAACCACCTCGCCATTGTCGTCGCGCTCAAACTTCTGATCAGTACGTGACACAAAGCCATCCATCCAGCCGTCACAGCACATGAGATCATTCACAACACTGTTCGTACCCCAGTACGGGTGCTCGATGACAGGACCCTTCATCTTGTGCGCGAGGGTACAGCACGTGTATCCATCAATATCCACAGTGTGACCACAGTTCAGAACCAGATTGTACACTGGCTCTGAACTCGTATACTTGAACCCACCCAGATCGGTCGGGTAAACCCAGTCCTTGTCCACCTTGATGGGGTGCCACGGGGTGATGCACAAATTCCCAAGCTTGACAAGGTCGTGCGTATCCTTAGTCACCTTGTACTCGACAACGCACATCACCTCAAACCCACCAAAGACAATGTCACCCATGCGGACATCCTTGATGAGCTTCTTGGTTCCGTCACTCATAGAAACCATGCAGTGGCCGTCAAAGCATCCGCACACACCGCAGATACACTGGCGGTATCCGCGAACGCCACACATACCCCGCTCGGGGCGAGAGAACTGCGGCGGCGGAGGAGGGTTAGAGGGCTTGGAAGGAGTCTGCGACATTTTTATACCTATTCACACTATTTTTTAAAATCACTGTTTACATAACTTATTTTTTCTTAATGTATATCTTTCGATTACCTTCCATGACGAACCGACCACCTTTGGCACCGGTGTGGATTTTTCTACCCTTTGAGTTGACTATTACCAGTGGACTCGCGTGGCTCGCGTTTTTTCGCGGAACAGTCTTTATATATATCTTTCGATTACCTTCCAGGACGAATCGACCTCCTTTGGCACCCGTGTGGATTTTTCTACCCTTTGAGTTGACTATTACCAGTGGACTCGCGTGGCTCGCGTTTTTTTGCGGAACAGTCTTTATATATATCTTTCGATTACCTTCCAGGACGAATCGACCTCCTTTGGCACCCGTGTGAATTTCGCGACCTTTTTTATTCGTTTCTTTCTCGCGAGTAAATTCATATTTGTTAAAGTGGGGTAATTTTGAAGGGTTCACGTACATTATTGTAGAATAGTGAATCTCATTATAAAAATGTGGTCTATAATGCGAAAGTATTCTTTCTAATCCTTCTTCTGTAGTCCAATCCTCCTCGAATGATTTACCGCCGTTAGAATCTACAACTATGTACTTGTCATCGGGCGTTACAATTCCAGCAAGTGCGTGTGAAAGCATGCGTGTACCGTTATGACCAGCAATTATCATGACGCAATTATCAAGTTTATAATCACCCATTTCTTTACTGGCATATCGTTGATTCATATATCCCCGTGGATTAAGAGCGTTTCTTTTAGATATTATATACGAGTTAGTGACTTTACTTCCGAGAAACGATTGAAACGGTATGTCAAGACCGTACAGAATGTTTTCACGTTGTTCTGCTGGGTATGCACCTGTTTTAAAGAATTCGGGATGTTCTTTGAAATTTGCTATATTTTCATGAAGATTTGGGCTGAGACCTTTTGCGTGCTGTACCTGGTAAAACCAGAAATCATATGCAAACTTGTAAAAATAAAATTTACGTACAGCTGGATCGCGTACACATTTAAAACCACCACCTCCTATAAATTCAGCTTTCTTTTGATCAGAAAGTGTATTATAAAATTCAATCATATACTTGAAAATAACACGCCTCCCATATTTACTAAGAAGTAACGCATTTAAATTAGAATAAAACCAGCACGTACCCTTTGTCTGTATAAGTAATTTTGTCATTTCCTATAGACAGGAAAAATATTGAAATTTATGACTTATATTCATTCCTTCTATTTCATTTGACGTGTCCATGGAAGATGGCACCATGGATGGAACTGGGGGAGACGGAGTCTGCACCATGGATGGAACTGGGGGAGAAGGGGGGTGCATTATTGCCGGTGCATATGATCTACGGTTCATCATGACTGGAGAAGTCTGAACATGTGCCTGCGAAGGAGGCATCATGACTGGAGAAGGCTGAACATGTGCCTGCGAAGGAGGCATCATGACTGGAGAAGGCTGAACAGGTGCCATCATGTCTGGAGAAGGAGAAGGAGACGATGATACTGGCGCCATCGACATCATTTAATATCATGCAAACATATTATTTTTTATTTCAACTTGTGAACAAAAGTCATCGATAGATTCCAGTGGATTTTTATAATTCCTGAAAAGGTATTCTATAAGTCCAGCCATTGAAATATCCTTTGGCATTTTTTCATAAAATTCTTCAAACGTATCAAGTCCTGTAAGATCTTTGTATGCATTCTTCATTTCATTCTTCTTGGGAGTATCAAATTGAATTATTCTATCTACCCGCCCTGGTCTAATGAGAGCAGGGTCAAGTCTATCAGGATTATTTGCAGTGAGGAAAGTTACCGTTCCGTGTGCAGTTCCATTTACACCATCCAGAAAATTAATAAATGCACTGAAACTTATATTTATACCCAATGCTTCACGGTCGACAAAAAAGGCATCTATATCTTCTATAAGAACGATCGAGTCATTTTTAATATCAGATATGAGTTCTATGAATGCTTCATCTGTCATTTGTTTCGAGAATGATATCATGTACACGGGTTTTTTGTACTTTAGGGCGAGGGATTTCACTATGCTTGTCTTTCCGGAACCAGGTGGGCCTGTCAAAAGGAATGACGTCTTGTACATTCTACCGAATTCAAGGTATCTTGCCTTTGAAGAGTAAAATGTGTCTAGATGTGAAATGATGACATCTTTTGTTTTTCGTGGAGTATAAATTCTATCAAATCGTTGACATGGCACTTGTCCGTGCAACTTGAAATATCCCCTGGAAATACCCGTGTATACTTGAATGTGTGATTCTCGAATATCCTCATCCGAGTCGGTGCATTTGTCACCGACAAACTTTTGTAATTTTTCGAGATTATTGTGACTCACTGTTATCCTTGTGTAGTATCCGGGCACTCCTCCGCCCGCGCTAATGGGTTTTCCCTCTTCTGAAAATGTAATCTCAAAATCGTCGTACATGTATTTTCCAGTAGAAGGACATAGATAATTTGTTCGATCTTGTTCAACGTGAATTGTAAATGTATTTGAATTTGTCTTTCCCGTGATATTTTTCAGGAACGTATGCTGATATGGTTCTTTGATGAATATATGGTACATCCTACAGTATGTGCGTAAAGTGTCTTTAATTTAAAGATAATATAAACATAAAAATAAATGGCCATCACCACTGTAAATGCTTTTAATGATATGATGGAGCAATTTCTGAATGAACTGAATATGACATTTCCAGAAAACAAGTCTGTTGTCAAGTTTCAGGCTTCATTTGAGTTGCTCAAGAATACAACCCCCCGTAAGGTTCTTGATAACTTTATGGATGCAATCACGCCGTATACGAAGAAGATCATGGCTCGCGATGAGACTTTTATTACCGAGGATACATCAAACATTCCAACCATTTCAGAAATTGATCTGAGTACAATTTGGTCACAGGCTTCAGATCAGACCAAGGGGGCGATTTGGCAGTATCTTCACACGCTTGTTATTCTCGGTACAACAATTAAGAGCTTTCCAAGTGATACGCTTTCAATGATTGAGGAACTCGCACAGAAGTGTGCAGGTCAGATGGAAGACTCACCACTTTCTCTACTCAATCTGATGAATACAATTTCTCAGCAAAAGTAAATGAACGAAGTTTTTCGATCAGATCGTATATTACAGTTCTGGCCGTCACCTAAACAAACTGCAAAGGAGCGCGTCATGGCCACGACACGTTTCATTTTGTATCTCTCATGTATCTTGTACATAATTCGTCGTGATGTTAGAATCCTCCTCGTCGGAGCCCTATCCCTTGGTGCACTTTATTACATGTACAAGAATGGTATGATTTCAGATCCAGTTGTTGCTTACAAACAAGGTTCAGCAAAGGATAATATAATGAACAATGGTTTAGGAAGTTCAGTAGGTCCACCTGACAGACAAACAATTAAAGAACAGTGGGACAAGATCCACCCATATATGGAAGGACGGTGGTTTTCCGAGCATAATTTTTACACAGCACCTACACTTGAATCATCTGATTTTATAGATTCAGCATACGGGGGTATGCGCGTGCCCCGTTGCCGGGACGACCCTCGGTACTGTGACACAGAGTCGCGATGGGGACGGGGGGTAGAAGAGACACAGCATAGAGCACTCTAAAAATATTGGTCACAAATAAATGAACCCCGAACAGATGGTAACCATAGAGGACACGCTTAGACCTCAGTCAACATTTGACTTTAAGAAGCAATATTCAGACCAGGCGTACGATTTCCCAAATTTGTACATAACCGCCGATTTTCCAATCATGTCGTGGGATCCCGTGAGCACGTATGCAGATGATCACAACACGCGATTCCAGATGAGATACATGAATGGAAAAAAATCCGTTCATTAAGTAAATGGATGCTTTATCCATTGCCGCTGTACTAGGACTTGTTATCGCTGGTAGAAACTTTGGACAGGACAACGATTCCCCTGCAATTGAGAAGAAAACGTCAATTTTGGGCGGGACAACGTGTCCTACTAACAGAGACCCTCATGATCACGTGAGCGATTCTCTGGAAACTCGTAATATAACGCCCGATATCGGTAGACGTATAGGTAGCACGATTCTTCCACCAAAACAGGAAATACCGAGCCTTCAAGTTTCAAATCAAGTTCAATTACCATTTGGGCAGCCTGTATATAACACATCAAATAGGGAAAATGTATCAAACAAGATGAACAATCTAGCTCCAGTGAGCAGACTGCAGATAGGCCCTGGTTTGGGTGTTGGTGCAGATGTTCCATCCGCCGGTGGGTTCCAACAGTACTTTCGCGTTCTTCCCAACAATCCAAATGACGAACGTCTCATCCAATTACAGGGAAATACTGGCGGACCTCCAAATGCAGTTGTGAAGAATGGGGCTACAATGACAGGAAATTTGACTCATTACCCTGATAAGGTGTACCACCGGGACCCGGTTCAGAATAGCGGCCAAGGGCAGGGGGGTGCTCTTCGAGCTGAGGAGAGTCGTCCTGAACGATACACCAAGACTGAACGACAGACAGTTCGGTCTGAAACTGGATACAGACAAGATCAGGATGACGTTCAATACGGCCAATCGTCATACTTTGTGAAGCAGCCTTACGCTGATCTTTCACAGGGTAGTACGTTTAAACAACTTCCGCGGTTCACGGACAATAGAAGCAAGCCTGATCGTGCAGCAAATGGCCAAAAAATGAATGTTCGTGCTGATCCTCTTGACGCGGGTGGTCTGGTGACAAACCTTCGTCGGGAGTATGAAACAAACGAACCTGGTCCTGCAAATGGAACTCGATTCCAGCAGTATTCAAATAATGAATTTTATAAATTTAATGAAGTCAAGTCTCAGCCTAACCCATGGGCTGATAATTTGTCAATGGCAAAAGACGTCCTGAAGAAAAACGCGTACGCGTTGTCAATAAATTGACAGGTCAATTGACAGGTCAATTGACACGTCAATTAGTTCATTCCAGCGCCATAGAATGGCAGGGCACGGAGGGCGCGAGGACCCTTCTTGGTGCCCGCATTCTTGCGAACACGGCGGGTGGAGAATAGCTTACCAAGACCAAGGGACGGGCTCTTGTGGCCGCGCACTGCTGGCTTACGTCTCTTACCATCAACCAGCACGTACTTGCCACCACGTGGACCCTCCATGATCTCACGACCTAGAGCATTCATGATACCAGTCGCAGTGGGCTGAGAGCCCAGGGTCTTACGGTACACCTTGGTAGTACCCCGGCGGGTGAAATAGCCACCCTTGCGACCCTTGAAGATGGTACGACCCTCACGGTCCTGAGTTCCAGTGTTTACAGAGCCAGCCATTTTTGTTTTATACCAAGAAAAAAAAATTTCCATAAACTAAGATGTCTGGTGGTATCACTCAGCTTGTAGCCGTTGGTGTTCAGGATGCATACCTATCAGGAAACCCTGAGGTGTCATTTTTCCGCTCATCATACAAACGGTACACTCATTTCGCGTCCTCTGTAGAGAGCCAACTTGTCCAGGGCTCAATTAGCGCAGGCGCAGTTTCCCTTGTTCGGTTCGAGAAGAAGGGCGACCTTCTGAGCCACGTGTACTTTACCGCACACAACAAGATACTAGGAGCACCCGACCCGACTGTAGATTGGTCCAAGATTATCAACAAGGTGGAACTTCTGATCGGAGGTCAGATTATCGATACACAGGATTTCCCTTACATATCCAACATAGAACCAGTTATTGGTGCCCAGACATATTCCACTCGTTACCTCCCGGATAACGCAGCCTCAAAGGGATTCTTCCCCCTGAAGTTCTTCTTTTGTAAGGATTGGCAATCTGCAATCCCATTGGTGGCGCTACAGTACCATGATGTTGAACTCCGCATCACATGGGGCTCAGCAATTCCAACTGATCAGAATGGTTCTAATTACGATATCATGTGCTGGACCAGATTTATGTACCTTGATAATGATGAGCGCGAGTACTTTGCCAAGAAGTCACACGATATGCTGATTACGCAGGTGACTCGCAGTTACACGTCCAATACCGCAATGTACGAGTTTGCTCTTTCTCAGCCCGTAAAGTGTGTCGCATTCGAGTCAGTGAATTATACCGCCGCGTACAAGACAACTCCAACACTTACATCGGCACTTAAATTCAAGGTTCAGATTAACGGAAACGATATTGGTGACTCTCGTGCTCTGTATCATTGGCAGGATGTGAACCAGTATTATCTTACACCGAATGGGTACTACCCTAACGGATGCTCGGTTACACCGCCCGCTACAATCCTCTCAGGTGTGACGAATCAGACACTGTTCACTACATCCAACGTCATATTGGGTATGCCAATTTCATTTACTGGCACAGTTCCAACTGGTCTCACGGCTAGTAACATATACCAGGTGAATAGCGTGATACCTATTTCATCTGGTAATCTGTTCCAGATTGATCAAACCTTTAATGCATCATCTCTGTCAACCCTGACTATTGGTACAGGTAGCGGATACGCCGGAATGACAGCTACATGTACATTTGCTGCTGGGTCGCCGATCATAACCGTGCCTTCTGGAAATATACCTGGAATATACGTAGGAGCACCAATTATATTTACCGGGGGAGTATTACCTAATAATATAACCCCTTCAGAGGTATATTACATATATTCTATTCTCAGTACTACAACATTTGAAATTTCAACAACCGTTGGCGGTGCCCCAATTGTTATAACTGGTTCACCATCTGGAACGACGACAGGTACAGTTCCTCCGTTTGGCGTAACCGGTACAGTCACATATGACCCAACAACTCTGTACGCTCCGAGCACTGCAGGTCTTTCCGTAAACCAACCGGTAACGTTTTCGGGTTCGTCCATACCAGCTGGTCTCACTGCAGGAACAACGTACTATGTAAGTAATGTAACGTCTTATTCATTCCAGGTTTCACGTAACGGTACAGTAGTGTCAACTGGACTTATACCGGGTAACCCAACTGGCGTCACGACATTCAATGTCATAGAAACATGCGGTTCCACAAACACCACCTCAAACGTTGTGATTGTTCCGTTCTGTCTCGACACGTCTAAGCTCCAGCCAACAGGAAGTCTCAATTTCAGTCGGATAGACACGTTCCGACTTGTCATGCCACCCAACGCATCTTTTACGCAGATGATGCAGTCTCCTCTGTCACAGTATTTCTATGCTGTAAACTATAACATCCTGCGCATCCAGAATGGAATGGGGGGAATTTTATATGCAAGCTAAAGATAGTATGAACCAATGGAGAGACATAAAGCGATCGCAATACCCGTATACTTTATACAAGGCGAACCACATTTTCTTATTGTCCACGACAAGAGATTTAAAGAGTGGACGTTTGTTACGGGCGGTTGTCGAAAAAGGGAGGTGTACAACCCTTTGAGATGTGCACTCAGAGAGCTCGAGGAGGAGACTCGAGGGGTTGTGAATATTAAGCACGGAAGTTATTCGTACTATAAATTTTCAGTCAAGGATGCATACGATGATGTACTTAATGTGTATCATGTATACGTTCTTGATTTCCCCATGTCATTAACAGATCAAGAAAAGATGATTAACCAGTTTACGGCAAATAAAGAACTTATGGATACGAGTCGAATCAGGTTCCAGAAACAATATGATGAAAATGATTTCATAGAGTTTGATACGATAAACGGAATAAAACATAGAAAAAATATATGGTCAATGATTCAGGAATGTGTACTAAACAATATGGAATTTCATAATGCATTGTATTCGAATAGTAAAATTAAATTTACCATAAAGAATTGATGAATATATATACCAATGAAAGAAATATCAAAATGGGTAACACGGGACGGGGGGTCAGCAACACATTTATTGCTTGATGGTGGCGTTCTCAGGGAATCTGATGGGTTCCTTGAGGCGTATGTGCAAGACTTGATTCACGGGCACAAACTCTGTGTCGTTGAAAAAAAGACGCACAAATTTAGATTTTTCGTTGATGTTGACTTTGTGTCTTCTGAGCATGAGCTTGATTTTATCAAGGTGACTCATGTTATTCACGGAATTGTTAACATGGGTCAGTGTGTACTCGCTCGAGCAAAGCCTCGAAGCGTTCCAGAGGGTCAAAAGTATGGCATGCACATAATTTGGCCAGAGTCCTCAGTTACGAAAGAAAAGGCACAAGGTCTTCGAATGAAAATTCTTTCAGAAATGGGATCTGATTGGGAGAAGATTATTGATGGAAGCGTATATCTGGGTAGCGGCTTACGCATGCTTTGGTCATTTAAAAATGAGCCAGGGAGTACTGTATACATACCATGGGGACGATTCTCGTCAGATGGTGTATTCAAAGAATTTGTGAATAAGGCGCCTAGTGTTGACTTTCTCAAAATGTTCACTATTCGAATAGACAATTCTGATTCAAGTAGTGATGATGATGAATATGGTTGTGGGAGTGAACTCGAACAATTTATTCGTAAAAATATACGAGGCCAAGAAAGAGCTCGTGTATTGAAGATTTCCATGTGCAAAAATAAAAAAGATTATTGGATTTCTACAGATTCTAGATTTTGTGAAAACATCAAAAGATGTCACAAATCAAATCATGTGTGGTTTTGCATGAAACCATCTGGTGTTTTGTTTCAGAGGTGTCAAGATGACGAATGCAAGTCTTTTCAAGGGAAATGGTACAAGGCTCCTATTCGTCTTGTACCAGCTAAGCCATCTAATGAAAAAAAATTCCTTCTCGTGGATTACTTTCCGAGTGGCTGGGATAAAGTGTTGGACGAACATAAATGAGAGAATTTTGGATTTTACTTCTTATTGTATTTGCATGGGCAATTATCACAATTAAAATTAAAAAACCATCTGAATTCACTGGGATGGAACATGTACAATGGGATTCAGTTTCACCGTACATGTACCACGAGCTCGAACAACATATTGAAGAAAAGGACAAAGATGTATTTAAACAATCTTTTAAAGAATTTATGACCACTCAAAATAAGAATGGCGTCAACTGGAACTGGGACAGAGATCCGGACCCGCTCAGGGAGACTCGTAAAGAAGCCGGACCGTTACGAGCCCCGTGAAAAGGTTGAGGATGATTACAGTGATGATGACGATACCGTGGATGATGATGACGAGGAAATGTGTACAGATGACAGTGATGACGACGGAGAAGATTCCGACGCAGACTCTGACGGCAATTTAAAGGACTTTGTTGTTCACGACCCAGATGAAGAAACCTGATACGGAATAGCCAAGTTGGCTATTGAATCTTTTGCCAGTAATACTTCACCGGCCCAATCGTACGTGTCAGTGCCTATGACTATAGATTTTATACTTAAATCAGGATCAACTTTGAAATATGTTGGTGAAACTCCTGGAGAACCTCCGATCAACTTGAAATTGTAATCAGCCGTAACCGAATCAAATGACAAATTAGAATTGAAAGTTCCTTTAGATCCATCTGTACTTATAGTGCATGCTGTAAATACGTTTGAACCGTACACAGGAGGGTCTTTAAAATGCAATGTAGGTGCCGTTTCAGCTGAATAATCGTATGACACATTGTGTGAATAATCGTATTCATCTGGAAATGGGACAAATTGATAATCGTACGGTTTGGTGAAATCGAGATTATCTCCAGCCTGTTGGAATGGAAAGACTTTGAGACGTGAATCTGGACCAATTCCAGGACCATCAAATGTTGGGCCTGCAGTTGTCGGCCATTCCTGTAGTGTTCCGTCAAACACGGAACCTCTCACGGAGGGCCCATTCATATCTTTCATGACTTGAATTGCGGGGTATTCACTAATTCGCGGGTGCAGAAGAAGAAGCGCCGTCAGGAGCACCAGAAGACTCAGCGTCAGGATCTGTCTCATCCTCCTCTACGATTGTACCTGCATTTTCTTTGAGACGTCGATCAATCTCAGCCTGAACCTTCTGGTCTGCGAGCTTCACAATGTCATCAATGGACGCGTCTGGGAACTGAGCCTTGAGCTCGTCGATAAACTCGGAGGGATGTGGAATGGGCGGAACATCTGGCTTTGAGTAATACTTGGAATTCTCATCTGCTGGATTGGTGAATGAACCATCAATAGGCTTTGCCATCATATCCTTCTTGCGCTGTTCAAACATGGCTGCAGCCATGCGCTGATTCTCCTTGTACTTTGTCATAATCTCTTCCAGCTTCTCATTTGTATAGTGCACATCCTCAATGTGACCACGGTCGGGTGGGATCAGTAGCCACTTGTACATGTCAACCACGTAAATATCAAAAGTGGCATCCTCCTTGTGAATACGCTTTGCGTGCTTCTCAGCCTCCTCGCGCGATGAAAACGCACCACGAATCTTCACTCCAAACTTGTCAGTCTTCTGTGGGCAATCAGGACCAACAATGGAAATGCACGCAAAGAGTTGACCCGGAACGGTGACATAATCAATCTCGTCCATTCTAGTTGTACGTGTTTTTTATTCTTTAACTAAGTCCTTTGGGTGAAGCACCTGCGAGATTTATACACGCATTAACATGTTTGAGGCATTCATTCACCTTGGCTATCATTTGTTTCTTTGCAATTGCGTTATTGGAACTCAATCCAAGATTATGATTGAATGAGTCACGTATATCGGCATTAATCCATGTGAAAGAATAATTTGTAGGTAACTTTTTTATGATTTTTTTAATAAAATTGAGAGCTTTCTCTGCATAAACATAATAACGAGTAAACCCAGATGACGAATTTCGCTTTCTGTCAATTTCACCTACCGCGTACATGAGTGCGAATGTCTGACAGAACGAATTTGTTCCGGGTATCTGGTATGTTTGATACGGGTCGAAATTTGTTTTATCATTAGCCCTTCGCGAAAACCAGTGATGACCAGTATGAAATCCCATTGGGAATGGGTATTCTTCTCCTGTTTTCATGTGTCCAACCTTTACTCCGAGCAAATCATCCCATATAAAATGATCACCCATGAGAAATATCAATGGACTAAAAACGTGATCTGCCCAAAATTGTTCAAATTCTTTGAGAGGTTCATTGGTACGCACGTATTTTGTATACTTTCTCAACTGTGTCTCCGTCTCAAACCGTGTATCCATTATCTTCAGAAATTCCTTAGCCGACATTTATTATGTATACTGTAATTTTTTTTAAATAAAGATAAATGACTTGTTATAATTAATAATGTTTCTCGAAACACTGCAGAAAAATGCATTTGAAAATCTCGATATAACGGGGTATACTGCGGATATTAAAGGATGGAAGTACGATTCGTTTGATTCGATTTTTGAGCATATTATAGAAAAATGCTCCAATGATCCCACCATTATCGAGGTTGGTTCATGGAAGGGTTTATCCGCAACCACAATGGCAAAAATTGCCAAGAGTAAGAATAAGACCCCTAAAATTATATGCGTAGATACATGGATTGGATCACGCGAATTTTGGCTTAAGGATGCAACTGAAGATATGAATCTTAGTCTTGTAAATGGATATCCTTCTATATTTTATATATTTACCAAGAATGTCAAGGCGTCCGGTCACAGTGACGTAATTTATCCATTGCCTGCGTGCAGTACAGTGGCATCTGAAATTCTTCGCCATTACGACATTCAAGCCGATATAATTTATATAGACGCTTCACATGATTATAATTCAGTGTATCAAGACTTGAAATATTTCTGGAATACGCTTAAGAACGGGGGTTATATGTTTGGAGATGATTTTAGTCCAGGTGC